TCACAACGCCACCACCCCAACAGCCCCCGCCCCATACAGCGCAGACACCTGCGCCACCTCAACCCGGCGCCCGGCAACACCCCCGTCGGCCACCTGATCCGCCGCTGAATAGACCCACTCGGGCGAAGAAACCGTCACCTCTCGCACCAACTGCCCTGCCTGCATGACGCGCACCCGGTAGGCCTCGGCCTCCTCTCCCAAGGGCACCTCGGTCCCCTCCCAGCCGTCGCCACCGATCCGCGTCCGCCGCACCCAGGTCACGGCCAGATCGCCGCCCTGATCCGACACCCGAAGATGCACCGGCGCGTAGGGCCGCAACCCGATGCCAGCGAACGCATGCACCTGATGCTCATAACTCGCATCCGTATAATCCCGCCGCGCAGGACCAATCCGATAGTGCCTAGACAACAGCCGTTGCGCAGGCGTCAGGCCGATTTGTTCCGGCCCGCCGTCCATCGCCACGACATAGGACCCAACGGGCCAAACCGCAGGCATATCCGCATCCGTCCCCAACTGCCCGCGCAACCGATGCGACAGCAAAAACAGCCCGTCGCCCCCCGGCACGGCGTCGCGAAACTGAAACAGCTCCCACCCGTCCGGAGAGCCATCGCCAATCGCCATCAGGTTCTTGCCCGACAGCAACCCGTCGTCCCCCACCGACACGGCAGAGCCAGAGGTCAACCGCACCGCCAACGCCTCCCCCCGGTCCACACGGCCCGGCGCAGCGCGCAGCAAGGGCTGTTCGGTCACGCCGATCACCGACCGGCGATCCAGCACGCGGTCCAAACTGTAGTCCTCGTCCGAAGACGACCCGTAAACCGCCACCGTCCCCGGCCAGGGGGAGGCCGTCGCGGCGATATGCGGCGCATGGGGCACTTCGTCCCCGCGCATCAGGGGCAGGTCCAGAAACAACGGCAAAACAGGCACAGGAGGCACGAATTCGGCCTGTGAGGGCGTATCCTCGGCCACCGCAACGGGCGCATAGGCCTCCGCGTCGATGCGAACGGCCTCGACCAGTTGCGACACCCCACGCTCCACCCGGTCGATGCGGTAGGACCCGCCGTCGCCCGCCACGCGCACCACGTCACCCGCGCCCAGATCCATCCGGCTGGGAGGCAAAGCAAACCGCACCGTGTCCCGCGCGGCCAAGGCCTCGGCCAGCCAGCGTTCGGCGACCTGACGCCCCTCCCCGCGCAGCATCGACAGGTTCATCTCTTGACCCGTCACAACGTCGGCGTTGTCGCCCGGGCGCACCGCCTCTTCCGACGCGACGCCAAAATCCGCGCCCTGTTCGACGAATTGCACCCGGACGCGGCCCGCCATCTCGGCCTCGGCCGCGCGCACCTCCTCGAACACCTCGTCGCCTTTGACCACGGCCATGGCATCCTCGGACACCTCGGCATCCACGGCCCCGTCCCGCATGACGAAGCGCAACACACCGTCCCGGTCCACCGCGTCAAACCCATAGCGCAGCATCAGGGGCTGCAACGCCTGCCGCCCCGTGCCGACCGTCTGGTCTGCATAGCCCCAGACCACGCCGCGCAGGTCCGACACATCCACCGGACCGACGCCGCAACCATCACAAATCTCGGCCACCACACCCGCCAAGGACCGGGCCGAGGCGCGGCCATTGACCCAATGCCCCCGCGCATAATTCGCCCCGTCGGACCAGACAGACCGGTTGTTCGGAAACCAAGGGTAAGGCCGCGCGTCCCACGCCCAGACATGCGCGCGGTCCATATCCACCATGGGCGCGCCATAGACCGCCGACACCGGGTTATGCGCCGCATTCCCCCAATAGGACAACATCGCCCGCAGGTACTGCATCGCCATCACGTCATCGCGCTGGCCGGTCGAATAATAGGGCAGAGCAGACTCCGACGACTTCGGATCGACGAACTTGTTGGGCTGGTTCGCCCCCTTGTCGACCGCCGCACAGCCCAGTTCGGTGAACCAGATGGGTTTTGACTGCGGCTCCCACGCTGTCGGCTCTGCCTGCCGCACACCCCCGATGCGTTCGTAATGCGCATGGGTCCAGAACGACCGGATATCCTTCAGCCGCCAAATCCACGGCTCGCCCTCTCCATCCGTGATGGGCGTGCGGATCTGAGCATCCCGCGCCTGATCGGAGTGGTAGTAGTACTCAAAAAGCTCTCCACCCTCGATCTGGGACCTTAGGTAGTCGAGGTTATGGACCGACCCCCAATCGGCATCCAGATGATCCTCGCCCTCGCGCCAATCAGCAATCGGCAGGTAATTGTCGATCCCGATGAAATCGATATTGGCGGACGCCCAGAGCGCATCCAGATGAAACCGCCGATCCGCCGTGCCCACGGGCGTGAAGCCCGCGTATTCCGTCCAATCCGCCGCATATCCGATCTTGACCTCTGGCCCCAGGATCGCGCGCACCTGTGCCGCCAATTGGATCAACGCCTGCACGGCGGGAAAGCCCAGATCATCCCGGATCTGCGTCAGCTGCACCATTTCGGACCCGATGCAGAAACTGTCCACCCCGCCCGCCGCCTTGCACAAAGCCGCCTGATGCAGAATGAACCGTCTGTAGCCCCAGTCATTTGGGCCGAAATAGCTGACCGTGCCATCGCCGATCGAAAAATCCCCCGCGCTGACCTGACCGAAGAACCCCGCCACGTCGAACCCGGCCTGCGCGGTGCCATCGGTTGATACAGCCGTCCCCGGCGCGCCGTCCAGCGTGATCCGCCCGCGCCATGGCAGCGCGGCTTGTTCCGCACCACCATAAGGGTCCGGCAAGCCGTTCCCCGCCATCTGCGTCATCAGGATGAACGGGTAATACATGACCTTTTGGCCACGGGCTTTCATGTCCCGGATCGCCTCGATCACCGAGGCGTCGCAGGGTGTCCCGCCATAGACGGGCCGGTCGCCGTCCTGCGGCACCACCCCCGCCGTCGCTCGCGTCAGCCCCGACACGGACCACGGCATCACGTCGCCGTCGCGGTCCTTGCGTTCCACCAAGGGCCGGACCCTACAGGACCCACAGCGCAAGTCATCCCCGAACCACGACACCACAAGCGAAACATGATCGCAGCCCGGCAATTCCACCGCCATCTGGTCCAGCGAGGTCGGCAAATCCGCCTTGCCGCTTGGCGAATGCACATTTGCCATCTGCACCTGCCCCGCCCCGTGGCGGAAGGCCACCTGAGACGTCGCCAGCGCATATTCCCCGCTGCCCGGGATCATCGCCACGGCGCGGACCGCATGGGCCGGATCGTCCGGCGCGATCTCCTCTGGCGCGGGGCGGACGACCTCGAACGCGAACTGCGGCACGCGGTTGTGCCATTGGTCCAGGCTCAGGTCTTCGATCACCACGTAAGCTGTGCCGCGATAGGCGGGCACCGCGCCCGCCCCTTCGACCGCTTCGATAACCGAATCCGGCAATTGATCTTTTGATCCCGGATAAACGCGCATATTCAATTGGTTGGTCGGCACCTCGACCCCGTCCGACCAGACGCGGCCGACGCCCGAAATCTCGCCTTCACACAGGGCAATCGCCACCGACACGCGGTAGGAATAGTTGCGCACCACGGGCTGACGCGGCGCGCCTTTGCCGCCGCCGCCCGATTGGGTCACCACCTCGGTGAACCGCGAGGCCCAGATGACGTGACCCGGAACCTTCATTCTGCCGTAAACCCTTGCAATCGCGTCCCCTTCGCCCGCGTTCATGATCCGCAAGCGATCCACGCGACCCGTTTCCACAGGCGCTGATCCCTGCCCCAAGACGCGGTTGTCGATGGCGCGGCCGATGACCGCGCCCACGAAACGCCCCGCCACGACCGAGGACAGCCCGAAGACCATCCCGCCAAGCGATCCGCCGATGGCCGCACCGGCGGCAGAAAGAAGAAGGGTTGCCATGGGTCAGACCTCCGGAAAAGTGAACCGCGCCACGATGCGCCGCGCCCAGGGGGTGCTGAGCGCGCTTTGCACGACCCCGTGGCCGGAATAGGCGTGGATAAAGCTGGTGGGCGTGGCCGACACGCCCAGATGTTTCGCCACCGCCCCGTCGCGCATGCGGAACAGCAGGACCTGGCCGGGTTGCGGAATTTGAGCGGGCGTCAGATGCCGCAGCGCCGCCTGCCACAGGCGTTCGTCCCCCTGCGGTTCGGACCAGTCGAGCGTATAGGGCGGCACCGCCTCTGGCTCTGCCCCGTAAAGCTCCCGCCAGATGCCGCGCAGAAGGCCCAGACAATCGGTCCCCGCCCCCTTAACCGAGGCTTGGTGCAGATAGGGCGTGCCGATCCACGTGCGGGCAATCTCAACCACCCGGCTCATCTGCGGCTGCCGCCGTTGGTGCTGCCCGATTGGTCGGGGGTGATGGCCAGCCAGTCTTCGCCGGGAATGTCCGGGAAGCCCTGATAATTCAGCATGTTATTGAACTTGAAGCGGCAGGTTTCCATCCGTTTGTCACACCCTGCGGTCAGCCGGATCGTATCGCCGGGGGCCAAGGGCGCGCGTAGAGCCTGCCACAGATCGATCCTACGGGTCTCCCCCGTCACGTCCCGCTTGATGACGCCTGTCAGACCCTCTGCCGTCCCATCCAGAACAAGCAATCTGCCACGCGCAAACCACTCCGGCTCAAAATCCGGCAGCGGCGCGATGTGAACCGATGCGCCCTCCACCGAAACCACTGATGTTTCAACGAAATATCCCGGCGCCCCCAGATCGACACCACAGGTCGCATCACCCAGCACCGCCCCACAAGGTTTCTGATAGACCCGCCCGCGCGGCTGGTTCAGCCCCTCTGACAACCCGCGCAATTCCGCCGTAAAGGCCCCGCCGCCGCGCGTGATCTCTCCGATCGTGCCGCGAAACATCAACTGCCGCTGCGCCACGTCTTGCCAATTGACCAGCCAGGCGCGCACCTCGGCCCCGTCGAACCGGCCTGCGTCGATGTCGGCCTCGCGGATCGCGGCATCGGTCAACGCGCCGATGGCCTCGGAATTGTCGACCGCCAGCCCGGTGCCCTGTTGCAACGCCATGGCCGACAACCCGCTGTCGGCGCGGAAGGTGATGCCGTCGAACACCAGCGCCCGGTCGTGATCGGTGAACCCCATGACCACCCCGTCGCCGCGCGTGATCGCCCAGGCGTGGCAGGTGGTCGTCACACCGCTGGCCAGATGCGCGGAGAGGTTTTCGTTAAACCCGCTCACACCCGGATCTCCACCACCGGGACGTTCGGCATGTCGCCCGCCTGAAACGACGCGACCGAGGTCGCGATCCGGTCCGTGTCGAACCGCACGGGCACGTCAAATTCGAACCCCGCGGTCACCTCGGCCTCGTGCACCGGCGCGTCGTCCAGCGTGATGAGGCCCGTGGTCAGATCGACGGTATAGTCGGGGCCTTCCTGCAATTCGGCCCCGTTGGCGCCGATGCGCACGGTGCCCGCGACGGGTTTGGTGATCGTGCGGGTGGAATACTGCAATCCAGAACGGTAAGTCTTGGTCAGCTGGAACTGCGTCTGACTGCCGTCTCCGCGCCCAAGTAGCTGATCGGTATAGGCAATCTGAGCCGACGGCGCGCAGGATTTGTAGTCCGACCAATCCTTCCAGCGGAAACCGTAAAGCTGCCCCTGCCGCGCCTCGAAGAAGGCGAGCAGCGTTTCGATATCGTCGAGCGAGCGCATCGACACCCCTGCGTCATATCGGCGGCGGGATTGGGACCACGGGGCGTTGCGTTCCTCATAGCCGTTGGCGAGCGTTACGATTTCCGTGCGCCGTTCGGGGCCACCGGAGGAGCCGAAAGACAAGGCTGCGGGAAAGCGGGTGTCGTGGAAGGACATGGGTTTCTCCTGTGATTCAAATGCACGTAGGGCAGCGCCCGACCCGAGGGTGGCGCGATAGCGCCCGCCCTGGGGGGCGGGTCGGGCGCTGCCCGGCGTATCCGCCGGGCGGGACCTATGATCGACGTTGTCGTCACCTATTCCGCTGCCCCATGCTCAGCGCGCGGCTCATCTGCGCGGCGATCTGGGACCGGGACCGCGCGAAACTGTCGACATCGGGCGTCTGGATGTTCATCACCACGTTTACACCGCCCCCTCCGGACGTCCGCACCCCCAGCTTGCCGTCGGCGCCCCGTGTCAGCGGCATGATCGCCTCTGGCCCCGCTTCGCCCATCAGCCCGGTCGCCCCGCGCATCGGGAAACTCACCGGCCCGCGCACGACGCCGCCATCGGCAAATGGCATCACGCGGCCCTGCGACACGGCCCCGCCTTTCGCAAACGGCAGAACGTTCTGAAACAACCCGCCGACGCCCTGCGCGATCATGCCGCCGAAGTGGTTGGTCACAGGCTTCACGGCGGCGTTGTATGCAGACGAGATCACCGAATTCGCTACAATCCCAAGGGCATCCGACAGTTTCGCGCCATCCATCACGACCCCGTCCAGCGCGCGTTTCAACCCGCGCGACAGGCCGCGTTCCAGCGTCTGCACGTCCTTGCCCGTCTCGGTCAAAGCGACCCGCATGCGGCGTAACTCGCTATCAAACCCGGCGGCCATGCCAGCGGCGCCACCTAGCGAAACCTCCAAGGCATCGACCTGCGCCTGCAGATCGCCCATGCCGTCAAAATCTTCGATCATCTGTCACCTCCTATGACGTCCGGAAAGGCCGCCAGCATCTCGTCCAACCGGGCCCGACCCATTGCGGCCGGGGACGTTTCGCCCAGCATCAGGCGCAGTTCCGCCGGGGTCAGACGCCAGAACTCCGAGGGCTTCAGCCCCAGCCCCTGCACCCCAACCCGCAGCAAAGACGCCCAATCCAGACCGTTCATTCCGCCGTCTCTGGCATCGCAAAGGCGAGGCTCAGCAAACGCGCGGCGGCACGGGACGCGGCCATCGGTCCGCCCTCGATCTCTGCCTGCATCAGGTCCTCCGCCCGGCCCTGCCAGCCGCCACCGCGCAGGCCAGCAACAATCAGCGCCAGCACGTCGCGGGTGGAAAACCGAGCGTTCTCAAACCGTTCGACAAGGTCCATCAGCGACCCGGCCTGCATCCCGGCCTCTAGCTCGGCCAGAGCGCCTAGCGTCAGGCGCAAGACGTGAGGCCGCCCGTCGATGACCAGCGTCACTTCGCCCGCATAGGGATTGCCGCCGACTGTGGTCATGGCGCGATCCATCACAGCGCCGTAAAGTTCAGCGCCCCGGCCGAGGCCATGGCGATTTCATACGTCGCCTCACCATCGTGGGTGCCGGCGTATTCGATCGACGTCACTTGGAACGCGCCTTCGATGATGCCGAAATCGGGGATGACGACCTGAAAATCCGGGGTCAGACCGTCGAAAAAGATCTGCCGCGCGCGTTCATCCGATCCTTCGTCGCGGAACACCCCCGCGCCGGAGATTGAGGCCGAGCGGACCCCCGCGCCCCCCAGCAATTCGCGCCAGCCGCCCTGACTTTCCAGCGATGTGACATCCACCGCTTCCGCGTTGAACGAAATCCGCGTGGCCCGCAATCCGGCCATCGTCTGAAAGGTGCCGTCGTCGGACATATCGACCTTGATCAACAGGTCCTTGCCATTCTGAGCTGCCATTTTATCGTCTCCTGTAAAGGGGTTAGTCGTCGTCCAGCAGGGCGCGAAAGACCATGTCGATGCGCCGTTGCTGCCCAGCCTCGTCGCGGCGTGCGCGGGCCTTGAGGAAATTCAGCGCCACCACCCGGCCCCGTGTCAGCGGGCCGATGGGCTGGACCAATCGGTCTGAAATCGCGGCGGCCACCTGTTTGGCTTGGTCGAACCCGCCCGCGTCGGTGACGACCGACAAGGTGAAATCGTGCCGTGCGCCGGATGTGCCCGCGTCAGATCTGTCGCTTGCGACCTCGGGGCCAAGCGAGACGTAAAGCGACGGGATCGACCCGGCCGGGGGCGCGTCGAAAATCGCCGTGCCCACAAGGGCTTGGAGGTCTGCGTCACCGCTCAGCGCGGCATAGACCGCCTGTTGCAGCGCAAGGGACAGCGCGTAACTCATGCCGCCACCTCTTCGCTTGCGAAACAGACCAGATACCGGCCCTGTGCATCGCGTTCTGACACGGCCTCGATCCCATAAACACGGTTGCCTTCACGGAACCTTTGCCCCGCTGCGGGCCGCGCCGGATCGCCCACAGGCGCGCCGCGGACGATGATGCGATAGGACACCCGGCCCGTGGCCAGGTCGCCAAAATCCGTGCCGCGGCCCGAGCGCATCTGCACCTCGGCCCAGAGGTCGCCCAGTGGCATCCAAGCCTCTGAATACCCACCGGAATTATTCGGCGTACGCTCACGCTCTTCCAGCGTCAGAAGGCGGTTCAAACGAAAGGTCATACCCGCCCCCCGGAAAACAGCCGCATCGGGCGATAGCGTTCGATCAGCGAGGTCACGCCAAAAGGCATGCAGCCCTGGCCCAAGCCCGTCGCTTCGCGGTTTTCGTAATAATGCGCGGCCAGCAGCATGACGGCCTGCGCCAGATCGGCGGGAATGTCAGACCACGCCGCGCCAAAGCCAGCCGTGAACCGCACCCGGATCGACCCGTCGGCGGGCGGCTGCGGCAGCCCGGCGGAACGTCCGTAGAGCGCCGGGAAATGCAGATCGCGTTCCACCCGGAACCGCGTCGGGTCCACCACCGTGACCCCGCCATCCGCGTCCAGCAGCGCCAGTTCGTTGACCGACACCAGTGGACCCACGGGCAGCACCTGCCGCGCGTCGCCTGTCCAGTCGGGCATGGTCCACGTCAGGTCGCGGGTCAGCAGAACCTTGCCCGTGCGGCCTTCGACAGCCGACAGGGCGGCGCGCAGAAACCCTTCCAAAACAGCGTCCTGCACCGTATCGCCGGTCAAGCCCCGGCCCAGTCGCAGGTGCGCTTTGAAATCCTCGACCGGCAGCGCCTCCGGCAAAATATCACTGTCGTCTATCAACATATCCAGACCCCTTTCGCCGTGATCCCGGTCTTGCTTGTCCCCCCTTGGGTAACGCGTGCCTGCTATCGCTGATGCGGACGGAGGGAGCAGCTGGTCAGCGCAAACTGACAGGCACGCGCCGCCGAGGGGGGTGAAGCCCCCGGCGTCTTGGTCAGGACCCTCAGGAGGTCCCGAATTTCAGCAGCTTGATCGCGGCAAAGTCGGTCACGTCCCCGCCCACACGCTTGGTCGCGTAGAACAGAACGTGCGGTTTGGCGCTGAAGGGATCGCGCAACACGCGCAGGTCCGGGCGTTCCGCGATGGTGTAGCCCGCGTGGAAATCACCGAAGGCGATGGCAAAGCTGTCGGTGGTGATGTCGGGCATGTCTTCGGCCAGCAGCACGGGATAGCCCATCAGGCGGGCGGGTTCGCCAGCGGCGAGAGAGTCGGTCCACAGGAACCGCCCTTCCGCATCCTTTAGCTTGCGCACGGCCCCGGCGGTTTTGGAGTTCATGACAAACGTCCCGTTGGCCCGGTAGCGGGCGCCAAGGGCGTAGACAAGTTCGACAATTGCATCGACCGGATCGTTCAGGTCGAACCCGCCATCCGCGCCGGTCGTGATATACCCCAGGTTGTCCCAGGCCCAACTGGTGTTGGCGACGGTGGTGTGGGTCAGAAAGCCCGTGGGCTTGTCGCTGCCGTCGCCCGAGATGAAGGCCGCAGCCTCGGACCGCGCGAATTTGTCGGCGATGCGTTCGGCCAGCCAGGCTTCGATATCAAAGGCGCTGTCGTCCAGCAGGCGTTGCGACGCCTTGGGCAGCGCGGCAAGTTCAAACAGGGGGATCGAGATGCGGTCCATCGTGGCGGTCGAGGTTTCCGAGACAGAGCCCGTTTCCGTCACCCAGCCGCTGCCGATGTCGGTGGTGTCGACCAGCACGTCATAGGACGTCGCTTCGACGCTGACGACATTCGCCACCTGACGGAGCGAGGCGGCGGAATGCAGTACGCCTTTGACAGCCTCGGAGGTCTGCGGATCGACAAGGTAACCGCCGTCTGCGGCCACCGACGAATTCATCGCCTTGCCTTCCAGTTCAAGCCCGCGCAGGCCATCGTCATCGCCCGAGCGCAGGTAGGCGCCAAAGGCCTTTTGGTGGGGCGCTTCGGCATTCGCGTCGCTCGCCAGCGCGGGGCGGTGCCCGGTCATCATCTTTTGGGTCAACATGGTCATACGGCCTTCCTGTTGTTTCATGCGTTCCGTTAAATCGTCACGGAAGTCTTTGAACTCCGTCACGAATCCCGCCACGGCGGTCTTGACCTCGGCCACGGGGGACAGATCTTCCCCGTGCCGAGAATTGCTCTCGGGTGTGCTCATCAGCTTGTCCCTTTCGTTTAGCCGGGGGTGCGCCCCGCCAGTGTCAGCCGCGCGTCGTCAAAGACCGCCGCCAGATCGCGCATCGTGGTTGTCAGGGCGTCGCCCTTGGCCGCCACGCGCGCACTGGGCAGCATGGGGAAGGTCACCAGCGACACCTCCCACAGCTCCAGTTCGGTCAGGGTGCGGGTGCCGGTGTCGGATTTGACCGCGCGGCGGGTGCGATAGCCGACGCTTAGCCCGTCGATCGCGCCTGCGCGGATCAGTTCCGCCGCCTCTCGGGCCTTGGCGACGCCGTCAAGCAGACGCCCCTTGACCCACAACCCCTGATTGTCCTCCTTGATCTCTTCCCAGACCCCGATGGGCTGGGCCGGATCGTGTTGCCACAGCATTTTTACTGTGCGCTGCGTGGCCAGTGACGCGGCAAACGCGCCTTGCTGAACCACGTCGCCACCCTGATCCAGCGCGCCGAAGTGAGAGGCGTAGCCTTGGATCACCAGATCGTCGGTGATTTTCATCGGTAGATCCGTGGTGCAAAATTTCTTTTCTAATTCCATAAGTTGAACCCCTTTTCTGAGTCCTTATCTGAACCAAGCGCAGCTTTACGGCAGCTGGACTAAGAAGCTTTGGAAGGCTTCCGCAAGTATCACACCAACGATGCCGTAGACGGTTAACCACAGACGCCTTTCCAGCCGCTCGATGACAGCTTCCAGACGCGCCAAACGCTCCTGCAACCCTTCGATCTGCAACCTTGAGACGCGTTCGTGGGCTTCCAGCCGCAGGGCGGGCGCGCAGTCGAACGCCTCGAACCCATAGCGTTGGCGGGGCGGTATGGCGCGGTGATCATCCATCATCGTCTCCCGTGGCCTCAACGGGCAGGCCCAAGAGCGCGCGCTTCTCAGAGCGGGTCAGGAAGTCCGCGTTGGCCACGCGGGACCATTGCGCATCACGTTCGGATGACAGGGCCGGCACTTGGTCAAGGTCGGGCTTCCACACCACCGGATCATCGGTAAACCCTTGCAGCCAAGTAGAAATCTGCGCCGTGACGCGGGTCGCCAGCGGCAGCACCGTCAGGCGGAAAAACGCGCGGTGCGCTTCGGCGTAATTGGCATAGGTCGCCTCCCCTGGGATGCCCAGCAGCATCGGCGGCACGCCGAAGGCCAGCGCCACGTCGCGCGCGGCAGCTTCCTTCGTGCGGTGAAATTCCATGTCCGAGGGTGAAAATCCCATCGGTTTCCAGTCGAGGCCCCCTTCCAATAGCATCGGGCGGCCCGCGTTGCGTGCGCCCATGTGGTGCGCCTCTAACTCGTTGGAAAGACGATCAAATTGTTCGGATGTCATCGTCGTGCCATCCCCCGCGCCATAGACCAGCGCGCCCGAGGGCCGCGCGGCGTTGTCCAGCAGCGCCTTGGACCAGCCAGAGGCGGAATTGTGCACGTCAATCGCCTGAGCCGCGGCTTGCAACGGGGACAGACCATAGTGGTCGTCTTGCGGGTGGAACGACTTCAGGTGCAGCACGGGGGAGCGCAGCGGCGTCACCGCATAGCGATGTTTCCGGCCCCCCACGGCGTATTCATAAGCGACGGGCCAGCCATCCGCGCCCGGCACCACCGACATGCGGTCAGAGCGTAGGACGTGCAGTTCGACCGGCGCGCCCTCGTCCGGGCTGACCGCCTCCAGATACCCGTTCCCGGTCAGAACCAACTGACCATAAAGGGATTCCAGCAGTTCCGCCCGCCCCTGCGCCGCGTTGGGGCGCGCCATCAAATCGATCAGCGGGTGGGTGTCATAGCGCGTCGCCCCGTCTTGGAGGACCAAGGGCAGCGCGGCGGCGGCTTCCGCGATCAGCTTGACCGCGCGGTGCACCACCGGGTTGCCCGCGAAGCCCGTGCGGGTCAGCGAGGCCACATCGCGTGGCGACCACACGACCCGCCCGGCCGAGTGGTAGGAGATCACCGGCGCAGCGGCCGAGGCCTTGACCTCGGGCGTCTGCGCGGTGTCCTTGCGGAAGTAGTCTATGACTGACATGGCCTCTCCTTTCGCCGATCTCGCTGACGTGTTTGGCGTCACGTGAAAGAATGTCTCACTAATTGGTTAACGATGACTTCCTAGACCGTACGCACCCTCGGCCCCTTGGAATTGCTGCGTTTTTCCAGCATCAGGTTGGTCAGCGCCCAGACGAGCGCATCGACGCGGTCCGGGCTTCCCTTGCCTTCATACCCGCGCGTGGTCATCAGGCAGAGCTGATCTTCCAACGGGCCAAGCCCGCGCAGGTGCTGCACCCTGCGCTGTTCGTAAAGCGCGGCGACGGGTTCGGCGCGGGCGACCTTGCCGACGGAAGCACGCACCTTGGTGAAGGGCACATCCCCGTCCACCTGTCGCACGACAGCTTCGACCAGATCACCGCCTTGGTTCACCTCGGCCACGATGCGGTCGGCGTTGTGGCG